GCTTCATCGTCCCCGGAGGTTCGCAAGAACCCCCTGCAATTCGCGCCGGGCGTGGCTGTCCGGGCGACGATGGAGATTCCAGCAATGAAGTTGGAGAATGACGACTACAATCTGCGAGTGGTGAAGCTAAGGCAGGGCGGCTCCGTATTTTTCGAGTTGCGCTGTGAAGGATCTGACGGGATTGAATACCATTTAGGTTCCTATGACAGACTGGAGGAGCCGGAACGTCACTTGCAAACGTTCCGAGGTTTGTCTCCAGATGGAAAGATCGCTGCAGTCGCTCTGTATCAGGCAATGGCTCTGGCCGGTAGAATTGCTTATGCGACCGACGATCTTGGGAGTGGCCTCTACGCCACGAAGTCCCATATGCGCGCTTGGGCGAAGGAGATGTTTGATACTCTAGGCGGCGTATCTGATGTCCTGGCAGAGATATCGGGAAGGCGTTCACATGCCGGTTAATTATCGCAAGCTGCTGAAGGACAGCATCCGAGGGCAATTTGTTGATAGGGATGATGTCTCTCTTCCCTGTCGCTCTGTTTTTGGATCGGATCGCAACCTAAGCGAAGTCGAAAAACGTGAGTTCCAGCGATGCATGCGAGAAGTGTTCGCGGAATGCGGGCCAGAGATGCGTAGCTATGTGAGGCACCGTCAACAGCGTCTACTTCGCGAAATTTTAGACTATCATTGATCTAATCATCCGCCCGCAGCCACGGGTGAAGCGCGAGACCTGACCATGAGGTCTCGACATGAACCGCGCCTATTCCATCCTTGAGATCAAAGCGGTCGACGATGATCAGCGCATCATCGAAGGCATTGCCTCGACGCCGACTCCTGACCGCATGGGCGACGTGGTCGAGCCGATGGGCGCGCAGTTCAAGCTGCCGATGCCGCTCCTGTGGCAGCATGATTCACGATCGCCGATTGGCGAGGTTTTCTTCGCCAAGCCCACCAAGAACGGGATTCCGTTCAGGGCCAAGCTCGCAACCATCGACGAGCCGGGCAAGCTGAAGGACCGGCTCGACGAAGCGTGGCAGTCCATCAAGATCGGGCTGGTGCGCGCGGTTTCGATCGGCTTCCGCTCGATTGAATACTCGATCATGGAAGATGGAGGCTGGCGTTTCCTGCAGTGGGAATGGCTGGAATTGTCCGCGGTGACGATCCCCGCCAACGCCGATGCCACCATCCAGACCATCAAATCCATCGACACCGAACAGCGGGCCGCGTCAGGCCGCAAGCTGGACGATGACGACAGACTAACCCCGCCGGCGCCTCGGCACTCCCCAACGAAAGTTGTGAAGGCCAAGGAGCCATCAACCATGAAGAAGACCATTGCCGAGCAGATTGCCGGCTTCAAAGCGACGCGCGCCGACAAGGCCGCGAAGATTTCCGCCATCCTGGAAAAGGCGGCGGAAGATGGTGTCACCCTCGATGCGGCGCAGAAGGAAGAGCACGACGATATCGTGACCGAAGTCAAGGAGATCGACGAGCACATCGGTCGCCTCGAAAACCTCGAGAAGATCAATCTCTCCAGGGCCGCTCCCGTCGAGCAGTTCCGTAGCGTCGAGGACAACAGCCGCCAGCGCGATCCGGTCCGCGTCCAGGTTCTGCCGAAGAAGGTGGCGCCGGGCATCGGCTTCACCCGCATGGTGATGGCGATCGCGCGGGCTCAGGGCAACCTGATGCAGGCCCACGAGATCGCCAAGGCAAACGAGCAGTGGGCGGCAGAAACGCCCGACGTCGAGGCGGTTCTCAAGACCGCCGTGTCGGCCGGTACGGTTGCCGATTCCACCTGGGCGGCGCCGCTGGTGCAGTATCAGAACCTCGCCAACGAGTTCATCGAGTACACCCGGCCGTTGACTATCATCGGCCGTATCCCCGGCCTGCGGCGTGTGCCGTTCAAGGTCAAGATTCCCCGTCAGACCGGCGCTTCCTCGGTCGGCTGGGTCGGTGAGGCGAAGGTTCGCAAGGTCTCGGCGCTGGCGTTCGATTCCGTCACGCTGGACTTTGCCAACATCGCCGGCATCGTCGTGATCAGCAAGGAGCTGCTGCGCCACGGCCAGCCGTCTTCGGAAATGCTGGTTCGCGACGATCTGGCGAAGGGCATCGTCCAGTTCATGGACGGGCAGTTCGTCGATCCGACCAAGGCATCCGACGATGTCTCGCCGGCGTCCATCACCTACGGCGTGACGCCGGTCACGGCGACGGGCACGACCGCCGCTGCGCTCCGCGCCGACATCAAGAGCCTGGTGCAGACCTTCCTCGATGCGGACCTGACGCCTTCCGATGGCGTCTGGATCATGTCGCAGGGCATCGCGCTTGCCATCAGCCTGATGACCAACGACCTCGGCAATCCCGAGTTCCCCGGCATCACCATGAACGGCGGGACGCTGCAGGGTCTGCCGGTGGTCACCTCGGAGTCGGTGCCGGCCACGGGCGGTTCACCGACCGATGGCGCGCTGATTATTCTGGCGAAGGCCGGCGATATCCTGCTCGCCGACGAGGGTGGCATCACGGTCGACGCCAGCCGCGAAGCCTCGCTGCAGATGGACGACGCGCCGGATTCGCCGGCGACCGCGTCGACCAACCTGATCTCGCTGTTCCAGCACGGCTTGATCGGTATCCGTGCCGAGCGCGAGATCAACTGGAAGAAGCGCCGCTCGACCTCGGTGCAGTTCATCCAGTCCGCGAAGTATACCGACGCCTGATCGGCCTGACGTATCAGTCGCAACAGTGGAAGGGCCGCAGCGATGCGGCCCTTTCGATTCATAGGAGGTGATTCCATGCCCGAGTTGATTGCAGTCAAGCCGCTGAAATATCCGCGCCCGCTCGCCGCAGGTGACCGCTTTACGGTCAATGAAAGCGCAGCCCGCGTTCTCAAGATCGCCGGCAAGGCGCGCGATGCCGGCACCTACGCGCCGCGCACGGTAGAGGCGGCAGCCGAGCAGGCCGACGAGCAGCAGTCCGGCCGGCGCAGGCGATACCAGCGCCGCGACCTGCTCGCGCAGGAATAGCGGCATTGCGCATCCCGTTCACCAATTTCGAGATCGGCCGCGTTAAGCAGGCGCAAGACCTTGCGCCTGTGTACGATCGCGGCTGGTTCTCGCTCATCCGTGAGCCATTCACGGGGGCATGGTCGCGCGGGAAGGAATTGCGGCAGGAGACGATCATTGCTAACTATGCGGTGTTTTCGTGCCTGACGATCATTCCGTCCGACATTGCGAAGTGCCGGCCGTGCCTGAAGGAACGGGATGACTCCGGCATCTGGCGCGAGGTGAGAGTTGCGGCCTATTCGCCAGTGCTCTCAAAGCCGAACAAGTATCAGACCATTATCCAGTTCATTGAGGCCTGGGTGATCTCCAAGCTGATCGCCGGCAACACCTATGTGCTGCTAGAGCGCGACAACCGCAACGTGGTCGTTGCGATGTATGTCCTTGATCCGCTGCGCTGCAAGCCGCTGGTCGCGCCGAACGGCGATATCTACTATCGGCTGGATCGCGACAATCTTACCGGCATCGAGCAGGAAATCACGGTCCCTGCTTCCGAGATCATTCACGATCGCTGGCCGGTGGCGCTGCATCCACTGATCGGCCTGCCGCCGCTGCTGGCCTGCTCGCGCGCCGCCAGTGTCTCGGAGAACATTCAGGTGCAGTCGGATGCGTTCTTCGCAAACGGCGCACGGCCGAGCGGCATCCTGGTGGCACCCGGCAACATCAGCAAGGCGGATGCCGACCGGCTCAAGGAGCACTGGGAGAACAAGTACAAGGGCGAAGGCTATGGCGGGATCGCTGTCATGGGCAACGGCCTTGAATACAAGGCTATTGTCGAGAGTGCGGTGAATTCGCAGCTCGTGGAGCAGCTCGGCTCCGCCGGAAAGATCGTAACGACAGCTTTTAACATTCCGGCCTACATGGTGGGGATCGGCGACCCGCCATCGTATAATAATATTGAGGCGCTGAATCAGCAGTATTATTCGCAGTGCCTGCAGAAGCTGTTCGAGGCGATCGAGGAATTGCTCGACATTGGTCTGGGACTTCGCGCGCACGCCGCTCACGAATACGGCGTCGAGTTTGACCTCGACAACCTGCTGCGCATGGACACCCCGACGCGAGTGAAAACGCTTGCCGAAGGCATCAAGGGCGCGGTGCTGAAGCCGAACGAGGCGCGGGCCAACATGAACCTGCCGCCGGTCGAAGGTGGCGACGAAGTCTATCTGCAACAGCAGAACTACAGCCTGGCTGCGCTTGCCAAGCGCGACGCAAAGGATGATCCGTTCGCGTCTTCAACGGCGGCGGCAGCCGATATTGTGCCGCCAGATGCCGCCGACAACGATAACTCGCCCGAGGCGCTGGCAGCGACCCGCACAATCGCGGGATGGCTCGCCCGCGATATGTTTTTCGCGGCATAGGGACGACCCCAGATGCGTCAAGAGCACATCAAGGCCATCCTGGAAGGCATCGTGCCGGTCGTGAAGGATGCGATCGCAGCGGCACAGAAGCCGCTGCTTGATCGCATCGACGTGCTGGAGAGGCGTGGGATCGAGAAAGGGGAGCCGGGTGCCGCGGGCATCGACGGCAAGGACGGCGCGTCGGTCTCGATGGACGATGTGACGCCGGTGCTGGCGGAGATGGTGGAGAAGGCGGTCGCCGCGCTTCCCGCTCCGAAGGCTGGCGCTGACGGTAATGCCGGTCGCGATGGCATCGACGGCAAGGACGGCGCGTCGGTCTCGATGGACGATGTGACGCCGGTGCTGGCGGAGATGGTGGAGAAGGCGGTCGCCGCGCTGCCGCCTGCTCCGAAGGGAGATCGCGGCGAGCCTGGTCAGAAAGGCGAGCCGGGCCGGGATGGGCGCGACGCCTCCGACATCCCAATGCTGAAGTCCTTCATCGGCGAAGAGATGCGGATGCAATTGGGGCAGGCGCTGCAGTCCTTTGCTGTCAACTCGCCGGACGACGGCAGGACGCTCTCATTCTCGTTCGAAGTGGCGGGCGAGTCCGTGCAGCGAGAGATCAGGACGTCGTTGGTGCTCGACCGCGGCGTCTGGAGGTCGGGGCCGTTCGCCAGGGGCGACGGCGTCTCGTTCGGCGGCTCGTTCTTCATTGCGCAGCTCGACACTGAGGACAAGCCCGAGACGTCGGGGGCGTGGCGCCTGGCGGTCAAGCGGGGCCGCGACGGCCGCGACGGCAAGAACGGCGAGCAAGGTCCAACCGGCCCCAAGGGAGACAAGGGTGAGATCGGCCCTCGCGGCTTCCCGTCTGCCTGACGCGCCGGCATGGTTTCCGGACTGGACTGACGATGCCTGCGCCATCATTGCGACGGGGCCATCGACGAAGCGCGAAAGGGCGCTGGCCGATTTGCGCGGGCGGTTTCGCGTCATAGCGATCAAGGAGGCCGCGGTCGATCTCGCGCCATGGGCAGACGTGGCCTATGGCTGCGACGGGGCCTGGTGGGCGCATCGGCGCGGTCTTTCAGCGTTCGGCGGCGTAAGGGTTTCCTGGGAAGGTAGTGGCGCCGCCGTGCGCTTTCCCGGCGTTCATACGGTCAAGATCCCGGAGAATCCGGGATCGAAGCCTGGCGACCGTCAGTATGTCGATCGCATCCTGACCGCAGTGCCAGGCGTGATCGGTTCCGGCAACAATAGCGGGTTTCAGGCGCTCAACCTGGCGGTGCAGTTCGGATCAAGGCGGATTGCGCTGATCGGGTTCGACCTTGCCGGTAAGCATTATTACGGGCGCAACGAATGGCCGAAGGCCGGCAATCCGGACGAGCGGCGGTTCGACGTGTGGCGCACGGCCTTCGCCGCCAACGCGCCGGTTCTGAAATCTCTCGGTGTTGACGTAGTCAATGCCTCGCAAGGTTCGACACTGACCTGCTTCCGGCATCTCCCGCTCGATCAGGTCATAAAGGAATGGTCTCGCTGATGCTGCGTGCTGTTTATATCGGGTTCGACCCACGCGAGGCGGCCGCGTTCGCGGTGGCGAGAGACAGCATCAGGTATCATCTTAACTTGCCGATTCCGATCTTCGGGCTGGTGTTGAGCGATCTGCAGCGCAAGGGGCTCTATACCCGCAGCATCGAAAAGCGCGTCGGGTGCTGGGAAGGCAGCGACGGCAGGAAGTGGTCGAGCTTCGAGCCGGTCTACTGGGATGAGAAATCGCAGTGGACGATGGCAACCGAGCACGCAATCGCCCGCTTCCTGGTGCCGCATCTGGAGCGTGAGCGCGCGCAAACCGTGTTCAGGCCGTTGGCTGGTGGAGCGAAGACCGCGCCGCAACGCGCTGGATGGGCGCTGTTCATGGATGGCGACATGCTGGCGCGGGCCAATGTCGGCCGGATGCTCGACGGGCTCGACGCCACCAAGGCGATTTACTGCGTCAAGCACAACCATGTGCCGGATAATGCCGTGAAGATGGACGGCCAGGTGCAGTCGGCCTATTCGCGCAAGAACTGGTCGTCGTTCGTCGCGTTCAACTGTGACCACGCCAAGAACAGGCTCTTGACCCCGGAGATGGTCAACGCGCTGCCCGGCCGTGACCTGCATCGGTTCTGCTGGCTCGATGACGACGACATCGGCGAGCTCGGGCCGGAATGGAATTTTCTTGTCGGGCATACCGACCCGTCAATCGAGCCGAAGGTCGTGCATTTTACCGACGGCGTGCCAGACATGAAGGGGTATGAGGACTGCCCGTTCGCGGACGACTGGCGCTTTGCGCGTGACCGCTGGGCGCGAGGCGTACCGGCATGATCCGGGTCGTCACCACGATGAACGCCGCGGGGTGGAACCAGACCGGCGGCAAGATGGTCGAATCGTTCCGCCGGCACTGGCCTGCCGATGTCGAGCTGGTCGTCTATGCCGAGGGCTTTTCTGTGCCGGCCTATATGGGCGCAACCGCACGAAGCCTTCCAACGTGGCAGGAAGAATTCAAGACCCGCCACAAGGGCAATCGGGTTGCGAACGGTCAGACGCCGTCGCGCTACGACTATCGGTTCGACGCCGTCAAGTTCTCGCACAAGGTTGGCGCCGTGGTGGATGCTGGCCTGTCGCAGACTGACGGCATCATGATCTGGCTCGATGCCGACACCTTTACGCATGCGCCGGTGACGCATCGGTGGCTTGAAGGCCTGTTTCCGGAGCCGTCCTATGTCGCCTGGCTCGACCGGACCAATCATTACCCGGAGTGTGGCTTTGTCATGTACCGCTGCGGCCATCGCGCGCATCAGGAGGTCATGGAAAATCTGCGAGGCTACTATACTGGAGATCGCGTCTTTTCGCTGCCGCAGACGCACGACTGCTGGGTGCTGCAGGATCTGATTAATCGGGCGGTGAAGGCCGGCACGATCGAACCGCCGGTGAGTCTCAGCGGCGATCCGACCTGGAGCCACCCGTTCGTCAACGGCCCGCTCGGGGCCTGCATGGATCACATGAAGGGCGACCGCAAGAAACGTGGTCGCTCCAGCAAGTGGGATGCGCGCGTCCGACGAACCGAAGCCTACTGGCGTGTCAAGGGAGCCTGAGTGGTGGGTCTGATCGCGAATTCCGAGGACAAGTTGATGCGCCGCGTCGCCGGATATCACGACATCCGGCTCGACGGCATGACGGACATTCTGCAGCGTGCGCCAGGGGCTTCCGTCCTGGACCTTGGCTGCAATCGCGGTCTGGTCTCGCTGGAATTCGCCCGCATGGGGGCCAGCATCGTCCATGGCTGCGACATCGATCCGGTCTGCGTCGAGGTGGCGCGGCATGTGCTGTGCGATCTGCGCTCCGTGGAGCGGAAGTTCGAGGCGGTTGACCTGACCGGCGGCGCCAGGGCGATGACGTCGGCGTTCGGCGAGCAGAGGTATGACATCATCGTCATGCTCGCCACCTATCACAAAATCAAGCGGGTGATGGCTGAGCACGACCTCTCCGCGCTGATGAAGCACTTGGGCGAGCGCTGCGAAAAGTTCTTTTGCTGGCGTGGCACATCCGACAAGAAGCACGAGAACGAGCAGGAGATGCGCAACCTCGACCGCGACCTCGGAACGTGCGGTTTCACGCGTATCCATACCTCGCACCTGTCCTTGCAGCTTGGCGTCTGTGCAATATGGTCGCGGCGATGACGGAATTGCCCATGTACGAGACGACGCTGTCGCAGGTCGACAGCGAGCTCGATGGCCTGATCGGCATCCTGGTTGCCGAGAAGGTCACGCGGTTTCTGGAGGTGGGCTCGCGTTATGGCGGGTCGTTGTGGCGGATCGCTAATGCCCTGCCGAAGGGATCGGTGATCGTGTCCTGTGATTCCGGCGGCGGTATGGGCGGCAACAAGCCGGGCGCAACCGACTCGCTGAAGGCCTGCATCGCAAGGCTCAACGAGATCGGCTACCACGCGCACCTGGTTTTCGGCGACAGCCAGAAAGAGGACACCATCGCGGCGGTGCTGCGGCACAAGCCGTTCGATGCGGCCTTCATCGACGCCGACCATGAGTACAAGGGGGTCAAGCGCGACTGGGAAAACTATGGTCCGCACGCGCGGATCGTTGCCTTCCACGACATCGGCTGGATCAAGCCGGAGAAATACCTGCAGTCAAAATTAGTGGAAGTGCCACGGTTCTGGAGCGAGGTAAAGCAGGTCAAGCGGCACCGCGAGTTCATCGACTACACGACCGGCAAGACCATGGGGATCGGCGTACTATGGCGCTGATGGCGGATCGCTTCCGTGGTGCTGTGGCTGAGGGTTACGATGCCCATCGCCAAGCTGCCATCCGTGTCTGATTGTGTCGTGCTGACGGTCATAACCTATCTGTGGGGCGACAAATACTCGCCCGACGATGCTCGCAAGCTGGAGGCCGGGCTGCGGCGCGGAATGAAAGAGCCCTATCGTTTTGCGGTCGTGACCGACAATGTCGATCGGGCGCCCGACCTGCCGATGTGGGAGATTCCGCAAGAGGACATCCCGCTCACGAAAATGCAGGGGTGTTTCGCGCGGCTGCGGCTGTTCGATCCGGAATGGCTCGCCGGGCATGGGATAGCCGAGGGCGAGCGCATCGTCAGCCTTGACCTCGACAATGTCATCACGGGTGATCTCTATCCGCTGTTCTATCGCCCCGAGCCGTTCATGATCCTGACCGGCGCCAATGCGTCCAATCCGTGCCCCTATAACGGATCGGTGTGGATGGTGCGTGCCGGCTACCGGCCGGACGTGTGGTCGGATTTTACGCTGGATGCCGCCGACAAGGTCAGGCATGCACCGTTTGCCGACGATCAGTCCTGGTTCTCGCACAAGCTGCCGGGCGTCACGGGCTGGCCGGCGGGCAGCGGCAGCGGCATCTACGGTTTCCAGAAGCCGGGATGGCCGAAGGGCGAGGCACTGCCGGGGGATGCGCGGATCGTGGCGTTCTTCGGGTGGCGCTCGCCGGAAAAGTTCAAGCATCTGGACTGGGTAAAACAGAACTGGCGATGAGAATAGTTGTAACCGGATCGGAAGGGTTCATTGGCGGGCATCTCGTGGATGCGCTGCTTGCGGCGGGTCATGAGGTGGTCGGGCTGGACCGCAAGACCGGGCAGGATATCCTGGATTGCGATCTGCCACAGGCCGACCTCGTGTTTCATCTGGCGGCGCAAACCGATGCGACAAGCACGGACGCCTATGCGGACGCGCAAACCAACATCATGGGGCTGCTGCGGGTCTTGATGCGATACGGCGCCTCGGTGGTGTTTGCGTCATCGGCAATGGTGGCACACCCCGTGACGCCGTATGCCATCGCAAAGCTCGCCGGCGAAATGTATTGCCGGATTTACGGGGCCTCGGTTGTACGGCTTTGCAACATCTTCGGTCCCGGCGGCCATAGCGTGATCGACCGCTTCACCCAGGACGACGTCCTGACGGTCTACGGCTCGGGAAGGCAGACGCGGGAATATGCCCATGTCGACACGGCCGTTGCACTACTGATGGAAGAGTTGAAGGAGCGGCAGCCGGTCCGCCTGTTGAATGGTGAGCGGCTGTCGGTGCTTGATGTGCTCGCCCGGCATCCAAGCAAGCCGTATTGTTTTGTGCCGGAGCGCCCGTTTGACCCGGTGCTGGCGTGATCGATCCGGCCAAGGTCTGCCTCTTCATTCCAGAGGGTCTGAAGCGGTTCAAGCTCGATCTGTTCAATCGGATCGGCGGCTACATCGAGAAGCAGGGCGGGCAGGTGGTCCGTCACGACGCTTCGCGGCTGGCGGTTCTTCCCGACGACGTAATCCCCATTGTCGGATGCCAGCCGGAATCGACCGACCTGATCATCGAGTGGCGGCGGCGCAAGCGGCAATGGATATACTGGGATCGTGGTTATTTCAGGCGCTGGTTTGCGGTTGATCCCGCGAACAAGGCGCGTTCGCTGGAGGACTCCTACTATCGCTGGCACCTCGACGGCTTCCAATTGCGGTCTGTGCAGAAGGGCTCCGACGAGCGCTGGAAAAGTCTTGGGATCGTGGCGCAGCCATGGCGTCGGCAGGGTGGTCACATCGTCATAGCCGCGCCGTCAAAGACCTATGCGAAGTTTCATCGCTGCGAGACGTGGCTTGAGGAAACGCTCGACACGATTGCGAGGATCACGAACCGGCAGCTGGTGATCCGCCACAAGGAACAGGTTCTCACCCGGCCGTTGTCAAAGGATCTGGAAGGCGCGCACTGCCTGGTTGCACACGCCTCCATTGCTGCGGTCGAGAGCGTGATGTTCGGATGCCCGGTGTTCGTGCATCCCGATAGTGCCGCGGCGCTGGTCGGCAAGACCAATCTGAAAGAGATCGAAAAGCCGGTCTATCCGGAGAGGGAAGCATGGTTTCACAGTCTGGCTGCGTCGCAGTGGAACGAGCGGGAGCTGGTGGACGGAACTCTATGGCGCAGCATTACATGATCGACGATAGCGCCCAGGTGCATCCGAAGGCAGTCGTCGACAATACCGTCCTGATCGGCGCGCGCTCAAGGGTATGGCAGTTCGCAAGCCTGATCCGCGGCGCCTGCATCGGCGATGATTGCAGCATTGCGTCATGTGCTATCGTTGACGGCGCTGATCTCGGCGACCGTACAATCGTCAGCCACGGCGCATTCATCGACCCCGGCATTGTCATCGGCTCGGATGTGTTCATCGGTCCCGGCGTGAAACTCTGCAATGACGCCTGGCCCCGCGCCGACAAGACCGGATTCAACATGGCGCAGCTGATCAGCCACGAGTTCGTGACGACCAGAATCGAGGATGGTGCAAGCCTGGGCGCCGGCGTGGTCGTGCTGCCCGGCATCGTCATCGGCAATGATGCCATGATCGCAGCCGGGGCCGTGGTGACGCAGAACGTGCCGGCAAGTCACCTCTACAAGCGCGACGGCTCAATGGTGCCGATTGATCCCGAGCGCAAGGTAGAGCGGATGCGGCGGGCTACTGCCTGATGCTTCATGTCGCGTGCTGCCTGTGGGATGCGAATCGTCACTCCCAGTCGTTTTCGACCATGTATGACGAGTCCTGGGTCGAAAAGCTCTATCGCGGGTTTGCACGGCATCTGACGCGCCCGTTCCGGTTCGTGTGCTTTACGGACCGGGAGCGCTCGTTCAGGGAGGCCGGCATCGAGCAGGAGTGGCTGGCAACGGCCGAACCGCACTATGGATGCCTGATCGAGCCGTTCCGGCTGAACGAGCCCGTCATCATCTGCGGCCTCGACATGATCGTGGTTCGCAACCTTGATCGTTTTGCGGACTATTGCCTGACGGCAACGAATGTCGCGCTGCCGGGTCATCCGACCAATAAGGCCAAGTTCGGGTTCATCAACCCGGTGGTGTTCGTGCCGGCCGGCTTCCGATGGCTTGCTGACGAATGGCGCGGCGAAAATGACATGAAGTTCCTGCAGGGCCGCGGCTTCGCCGACGCGCAGGAATTATGGCCGGGGCAGATCCTGTCCCTCAAACTCAATGCGGTCTCCCTGGGATCGCAGCCGCCGGGCGCGGCAAGGATCATCTATATGCACGGCGCGAAAAAGCCGCATGAACTGGTCGACCGTGTTCCCTGGATCAAACAGCATTGGGTGTAAGCCTTGGCGCTGACCATCTCCTCGCCTAATACCGACCGCTCGCTATTGACAATCGCAGAGCGGCGCGCGGCCGCCGGTCTTGCGGCGGGCGACAACAGCAAGGATGCAATCCTGGTGCCGCTCGGCAATTATGTCGATGCGATGATCACCAAGGCATGCAACGTCGCCGCGGCCGGCGCCATACCGCCGACGCTGCGGCTGGAAAGCGTCGTCGAGACCTTCGACTTCAAGTCGGTGCAGAATGGCCTGTTCCTGGCGCGCCAGCCGGTCACCGAAGTCTCGGCGGTGACGGAGGCGGGCTCGGACCTGTCGGGCGGCGACTGGGAGTTGGATGGCCGCGGCCTTTATCGCTCGACCGGGAGCGAGCGCACGACATGGTCGGTGGGGCAGGTCTCTGTCTCCTACGCTGCCGGGTACAGCACCGTGCCGCATGATTTGAAATATGCAGCCATCAAGTTCATGCAGGCAGAACTGCATACTGCCGGACGCGATCCGCTGCTGCGGTCGATCTCGATCCCGGACGTGATCAGCAAGGAATTCTGGGTCGATCCGACCAAGAGCGAGATCGTGCCGGCGGAAGTGCTATCGATCCTTGACCGCGGCGGCTTCATCAACAAATGGGACTGGATGCGATGAACAACCCAGGAACCAAGAACCTCGGCGACCGCGCGATCACGACGGCTCTGACCGGCGAGGTCATCACGTCGGCGCCGGACGTCCAGGGGCAGACGCAGGAGTATCTTGACAACCTTGAGGGCATGCTGGCCGCGACGCTGTCGGTCAATTTCGTTTATGGGTCGGGGGGTACAACCTGCATCGTGACGGTCGAGACGACGCTCGACCAGTGCGCGACATGGACGGAGGTGGCACGCTTTGCGTTCGCACAGGCGAGCGAGCAAAACCAGGTCAACCTGTCGGGGCTGACGCCGGTCACCACGGTCTACACGCCGGCGGCGCTGTCCAGCGATGCGGTCAAGGACGGCATCTTCGGCGACCGCTGGCGCGCGAAGGTCACGTCGACCGGAACGTATGCCGGAAACACGTCGGTCAGCGTGAGGATGAACGCGCGATGACGCCGGCCGAGATCAGGGCGCAATACGCGCAAGACCTCAAGGAGACGGTGATCGTTCGCCGTTACACGGGGGCGGGCGCGAGCCGGCCGAAGTTCGATGCCGCTGTTCGCGGCAAGGCCTGGGGTTATGGCCCGAAAGAACTGACCGGCGCAATCCAGCAGGGCGATACGCGCGTGCTGGTGCTGGTCGAGGACCTGATCGCGAAGGGAATGGCGCTGCCGCTGACGCCGTCCGACAAGCTGCTGGTCGAGGGCCGCGGCGGCGTCGAGCTTGCCATCATAGCGCCGCGCCTGCGCAAGGCAGAGGACGGGACGGCGATTGCCTATGACATCCAAGCCCGTGGCTGACTGGCCGGACTGGTCGGGTCAGACCGCGTTGATCGTCGGCACGGGACCGTCAGTGGCAAGCCTGCCGCTGCATCTGGCCGCCGGCCGCTGCCGGTGCATCGCGATCAAGTCGGCCTGGCGGTTCGCGGAATGGGCCGACGTTCTCTACGGCATCGATCAGGGATGGTGGCTCGCCAACCGCGGCGTGCCGCAATTCAAGGGGCTGAAGGTGACGCCGTCGCCGACCGCGGCGCGCGTGTTCGGGTTGCGGCAGGTCAAGACAAAGCTCGGCGCCAGGCTGATTCTCGACCCGAAGGGAACGGTTGGTTGCGGGTTGCGCGACGGCGGCGGGCATTCCGGCTGGCAGGCGATCAATCTGGCGGTGCAATTCGGTGCCTCGCGCATCCTTCTTGCAGGTTTTGAAATGCGCGGCGGGCGGTTTACGAAATTCGAGCGCGGCGTTGCCAGGATCGACCCCGGTCGGATCGAGCGGTGGCGCCGTGAAATGGATGCAGCCGCCGAAGAATTCGCGGCCATTGGCTGCGAGGTGGTCAATGCCACGCCGGATTCGGCGCTGACTGCCTATCCACATCAGCCGTTCGAGGAGATATTCGCGTGGCGGTCAGGACGAAGGTCGAAGCGATCGACCGCGACATCGCCGTGATCCTCTCCGATACGCTGTCGCCGGCGGCGCAGAGCAAGGCGCTCGCGGCGTTCGCCGGCGAGACGATCGATGCCGCAGCGCGGGCCAATCGGCAGGTTCTCGGCCGCGATGCGCCGCGGACGATCTATGTGGACGGCAAGAAGGGTGCGCCTCTTGCGTCCGTTAGGCCGGATGGCTCCATCGTGGCCGAGTTCGATGTGGTCTCCGATGCGCTGGCGTGGATCGGCGAGCAGATCGAGTTGCATTCGCCGAAAGCAAGCCCTGATCCGAATCCGGACGTGGTCTACAAGCGCTCGCATGAGTTGTTCGCCGACGGCGTTGCCGTGCCGATCGGCGAGCCGGTGCCGGCGGCCGAAGAGTATATCTTCATCAACACGCTGCCCTATGCACGGAAGATCGAAACAGGTTCTTCGTCGCAAGCGCCGGATGGTGTTTTTCAGGCGGTTGCCACGCTGGGGCGTCGCAGGTTCTCCAAGGTGGCGCGCATCTCCTTCAGTTACCGGGCGGCGGTGTCCGGCGCCATCGTGAGGGGGCGGGCCGGGAACAAGTCGAGCGGCAGGTATCCTGCCATCGTCGTGAAATTGAGGTAGGTCATGCCGGCGGATGCCGTAGACGTTGCCATCAAGGCAAGGCTGCATGTCTCGTGGAGCACTTGCCCGGTCGTGGGCGGACTTGACGGCGTGCTGCCGGAGACCATCACCGAGCCGCCGCAGGGCTACGACGCCTTTCTGGTCGTGCAGTATCCCGTCGTCAACGGCGAGAAGCCTGTGCTGCACGGGAAATACTTCGAGGACGGCACGGCCCGCCTGGTGCTCAACGTCAAGCGCGAGATCGGGCAGACCCAGTCCGTGGCTTGGGCGAACACGCTTGCCGGGTTGTTTCGCGAGTACCGGCCGGGCTCCGGCTTCGAGACCTTTGTCCCGTCAGGGCCGATCGTCAACGACGCCAATGACGACGCCAACTGGGCCGAATATTCGGTGATCGTCCCCTATCGCTACCAGTTCAGCGGCTGAACTTCTCAAAAAAGTTTGTGCGTTTGCGTTCCCGGATGGACCCGCTTCCGGGCTCAATCATCATCGCTGTCTGGGTGGCAGCTCCGGCGCGTCATGAATGACGCCCACATCTCAAAGGAGCATGCGCCATGGGTGACATCATCACGGCGTCTGGAACGAGGTTTTATATCGGTGCGGCGGCCACCTCTTCGGTCGATACTATCGAGGAGTTCGAGGCGACTTCCGGCTGGGTCGAGGTTGGCCTGATCGAGTCGCTTGGCGAGTATGGCGACCAGTCCAACGACGTGACGTTCGCCGCCATCGGTGACAGCCGCATGCGGCATGCCAAGGGCGCGCGAGATGCCGGCACGCTGACGGTGACCTGCGCGCACGATCCGCTCGACGCGGGGCAGGCGGCTCTCGAAGATGCGGAGGGCACCAACAACAACTACCTGTTCAAGGTGGTGCTGCCCGATGGTCCGGCCGGCTATTCCGACACCATCCAGTATTTCCGGGGCCTCGTGATGTCGAAGCGCAAGAACGTCGGCAGCAACGACAACGTGGTGCGCAACAACTACAACATCGGCATCAACTCCGAGATCTACGAGAACCCGGCGTCGACCTGATCGATGTTCTTCATCTCCCGCACGGGTGTGGCCCGTGCGGGACACTATCAACCGACAACGAGGTGATGCATGGAGTTGGGCGAGCAGAGAGTAGACCCGAAGCTGCGTGAAGAAGGCGCGTGGGTCAGTGACATTCCGGAGATGGGCGATCTCCGGCTCAAGGTGAGGGGAGCCAATAACAAGGCGTGGGAGAAGCGCCAAGATGCGCTGATCGCCGCCGTGCCGCGGAAGATGCGGATCAAGGGGCTGGACCCGAGCGAGCGCCGGCGCATCAATGCGATCTGCTGCCGCGACCACGGCCTGATCGACTGGGAGAATCTGAACATCGACGGCGTCGCCGTGCCCTACTCCAAGGAGAAGGCAAACGAGCTTCTGACCGATCCGCAATGGGCAATGTTCCATGATGCAGCGATCTGGGCATGCAACGTGGTTGGCACCCAGATGAAGGCGGAGGTCGAGGAGGACGCGGGAAAGTAGTCGAGCTGCTCCGCTGGCAAAACAAGTGGAGCAAGTTCTTCGACGGCTGGGAGTTGATGATTCAGCGCGGCGATGATCCGCCGCGGCAATACTTCGACCGCCCGCTGATCGACGATGTTCCTCACCTTCAGATCATCTTTCGCGCATTCTCCGAGCTTGCCAGCGAGCGTTCGTTCGGGATGGGGCCGGGGCCGATCCCGCGGTCGGTCATCAGAGACTATGTCCTCGTTGAAATGGATTACCTCGGCGAGGACGATGCCGAGCAGATGATCGAAACGCTTCGCGCCGTCGATGACGGATGGCTTCGGCTGCAGACGGAAACCTCGGAGCCTGAAGTCGAAGACGGAAACGAGCCGGAGTCGCCAGACCGCAAAGCGCATCCGGTCGGGCGCCTGCTGAAGAACATCTCCAAGAAGCAGAAGACCACCAAAAAGAGAGGCTGATCCTTTCGTGGACCTCAACGTCGTTCGCCGCATCTCCATCGAGGCCCAGGTCAAGGGCGCAGACCAGGCATCGGCCAGCCTCAAGCGGCTGGCGGATGCCCATGGTGGCGTTGCCATTGCCTCGGACAAGCAGGAGAAGTCGACCATATCGGTCGAGCGCGCGCTCGATCGCCAGCGGCGCTCGCTCGACGAAAGCTATCGTTCGCAGCAGCAGTTTGCGAAGGCCCAGACCGATCTCGACCGCGCGCTCAAGCAGGGTCTATTGACGCATACCGAACACGGCCGGTTGTCGCAGCTCAACAACGCGCGGCTCGGCGACCTTACTGCGGGAACGCGGGTGTACGGCGCAACGCTGCAGGCCGCGAACGACAATTTGCGGGGGTTTGCGCAGTCCGCGGGCTCGGTAGGCCAGGTCTTGTCCGTGCTCGGGCCGGCGGGAATGGTCGCTGCCGCGGCCATGGGGCTGCTCACGGTGGGCTTCAAGCAGGCCGCGGACGCCGCGCTTGCACTCGCTGACCGTGCCGGCAAGCTGAAGGATTTTGCCGAGACCACGGGCTTTACCGTCGTGCAATTGCAGGCGCTGGAGAAGGCAGGCGCCCAGGTCGGCGTCTCCTCCGAGTCGGTGACGCGCGGCCTTGAGCGGTTTTCGGTCGCGATGGACGACGTCAAGAAGGGCGTTGGCCCGGTCTTCGAAAGCATCCTGGAGATCAACCCGGCGCTCGCCCAGCAGATGAAGCAGGTCGGCTCGCTGACCGAGGCATGGGATATCTTTTCAAAGGCGATCAAGCAGTCAGACCTTGAGCAGTCGAACAAGCTGGCGCGCTCGGTGTTCGGGCGTTCGGGCGTCGAGATCACGCGTCTTGCGCGGTCCAATGCCGACGCCGGCGGAATTGGTGGGCTCACCAATCAGCTGAAGGAAGTCGATCGCATCACCGCGGCGCAGGCCGAGCGCTGGGACGAGCTTGGCGACAAGATCGCCGAGAACATGAAGGCGGCAAAGCAGAACGTCGCGGCGGTCTTTACCGAGCCTGTGCTCAACGCGCTTCTGACGTTCTCCAGCGGCTTTCTGGAACTGTCGCGCGTCGCGCGCAGCTTCACCATGTCCGACGAACTGAAACTGATGTTCAAGCTGATCTCGGTGGCGGCATCGACGGCCGGCGCGGTCGGTTCCGGTATCGGCGCCGTGACCGGATGGCTTGGTCGATCTTCGGGGGCTACCGGGCCATCGGCTCCGGCCGGCGCGTCCTTTGCCGAGCGCTGGGGCGATTCCTCGACGGGGCCGGCAGTCGGGATCGATACCGCGCGCCTTGAAAACCAGAAGCGCTCGCTGTCCGCCCTGATTGCGGAGCAGGAGCGCTGGGCTGCGGCGATGGGCGCTGCCGTGACGCCGGCGCAGCAGCTCAAACTGTCGCTGGACAAGATCCGGCTCGCGCAGCTGGAAAACAAGATATCTGCCGAGCAGGCCGCACAAGCGGCTGGCGTGCTGAAGGCGCAGTTTGAATCCTCGCAGTTCTCGACCTATGTCGGCGCGCTGGGGCAGGCAGTGACAGTCGAGGAACAGGTTAAGGCGAAGCGACTCCAACTCAACGACGCCATGCGCCAGGGCGCTAATCTCTCGGAAGAGCAGATCGCATTCCAGCTGCAATACACCCGTGAATCCGCGCTCGGTATCACGCAGATCAAGGCTGCGACGGATGCTGAGCTGGCGCGCTCCAATGCGTTGATGATGGGCAAGGAGTCGGCCATCGCCTACGAGATCGTTCAAAACAAGATCAACGAGCAACGACTCAAGGGCGCGCCGCTGAACGAGCGTGAGATCGCCGATCTCGAACGGATAGCCGCCGCCTACGCCAAGATCAAGGTGGAGACCGATCGCTACGAGGAGGCCATCAAGTTTGCGAAGGATAGCGCGCAGCAGTTCGCCTCGACGCTGGTTCATGGGCTTCTGTCCGGCAAGTCTTTGATGGAATCGCTGTCGGCTGCGGCCAAGCAGCTTGCGAGCTCGCTGGCGAATTCGGCGATCAACGATCTGTTCAATGGCAATTTTGTCGGCGCGGCTGTGAAGGGTGTCGCAGCAATCGGCGCCGCTCTTGTCGGCTCCGCGACCGAGCAGGATAAGTCGCTGGAGGAAGCCAAGAAGCGCTGGAAGGAAATGGCCGACCAGGTCGAGGCCTTCAACCGCGCCGCGGAAGGTTTTGACCTTGGTCCGCTGACGGGCGAATTGAATTCGCTGCAGTCCTCGCTGATGCAGCTGTCGCTGGCGGCGCTGGAGGCGCGCGAGTTCGGAGAACTTCGCCGCCTGCAGGAGCAATTCAACCGTGGCGCGGTGCGGATCGTCGAGGAGTTCAAGCGCGGCAATGAGGAACTGTCGCCATTCGCCGAGGCGCTGCGCGATCTCAACGGCGAGGCGCGCGGGCTGAAGGAGAGCCTGGAGGCGATCGGTCTGTCGGAATTGGCGGCCGAGATCGATGCGACCCTGCCGGGCCTCGTGCAGGCCCTGCGCGACCAGTTTTCGACGGACCTGACCGACCGGCTCAACCGCAGTATCAATTCCAGCCGCGGGCAGGACTATCTCAACGAGGTGGCGGACGCTCTCGCCGACCTCGGTAAAAATCTGGCGGATGCGGCCCTGCTGGGCTCGGACGCGCTGGCAGCGCTTGCCAATCAGGAGTTCCTGCTGCGCGCGCAGTCCATCGTTGACGCCGCCGATCTGACCGGTTCGGCCTTTGAAGACCTGATCACCAAGTTCCCGCAACTGCGCGATGCGGTGCAGGAGGACGCCGAAGAGCGCACCCGCATTCTGCAGGAGGCGCTGGAGGCTCAGAAGCGGCAGGCGCTCGACTACAAGCAGTACATCGACCAGTTGCTCGGCGGGCCGAGTGCGGCGCTGTCGCCGATTGATCGCCTCAACACCACGGAGACGGCCTACCGCGAGCAGCTGGCGCTGGCGCGCAGCGGCGACACCACGGCGCAGCAGGGCCTGACCGGCTACTTCGACCGCTTCCGCGAGGCGGCGGCGAGCTTCTACGGCACGGCGGGGGCGGACTATCAGCGCATCGTCGCCGGCGGCGTCGGCGATCTGCGCGGGCTCGCGGGTCTGCTGAGCCCTGGCGTCAACCTCGCCGCCAGCGACGGCATCGTTACGGGCGGCGCTGACTCGGCTTCGCCCAGCGACAACGCGGCGCCGTGGGGCGACCTGTCCGCGCTGCGCGAGGAACTGGTGGCGCTGCGCGAGGAGGTGAAGGGCCTGCGCGCGGATGCCAACCAGCGGCTCGATACTTCCAATCAAGTCGCTGTAACCGCACACATTGAGTCTAAGCAGGTCCTGAGCAGCATCGATGAGACTCTGGAGGAAATCCGCATCGGCGATCTCCTCGAATCGGCAAGGCCGGCCGCCTGATGGCAACGCCTATCCTACTACTCGACGTTGATGTCCACGACGGTTCCTCCGTCGTGACCAAGCGCGTTGGCTCGCACAGCTGGGTGTCTCGGCCGAGCGACAGTCCGGCGAACACGATCTGGCGGGCGGGGCTGCAGAGCGCCGGCGAGTTTCGCCGGGGGCTGGATCTGTCCTTTGAGGGGCGCGGCGAGCAGGGTTTCGGCTATGTCGTGTTCTCCAACGCCGACGGTGAATTCGACGAATGGTTCGACTACGGCTATGGCCGCAGCGTTGTGCTGCGTCGGCTCGCGTCAAAGGATACGCCGCTGGCGTCGGCCGAGGTGCTGCTGCGCGCGATCGCGCGCAACGTGGAAAGCGAGGACGCTGGCCGGACGGTCAAGCTGCGCTTGCGCGATCCGCTTGATCTCTTGAAGCGGCCGCTGCAGACGGCGCGCTATGCCGGCACCACCACCGGCGCGACCAACACAATCGAAGGCGACGAATCGCTGATCGACGTAGTGAAGCCGCGGGCGCTGGGAAACCCGAATTTCGCTGCACCCAAGTTGGTCAACGCCTCGTTTCGCACCTACCAGATATCGACCGCGCCATATCTCGGCATCGGCGTGTTCGAGGGCGGTGTCGCGATCCCGCAAGGCACGAATTTTTCCTCTGTGGCCGCGCTGCACGCGGCAACCGTCGCGCCCGGCACATGCATCACGGCCCGCTCGCTCGGGCTGTTTCGCATGGGCTCGACGCCGACGCTGCCGCTGCGCTGCCAGATACAGGAACTCGGCGGGGGCTCTTTGGCGCAGGCGAGCCGTCTGGCCGGCCGCCTCGTAACCGAGGCTGGGCTTACGGTCGACGCTGCGAGCTTCGCCAGCTACCTGTCTTTTGACGGAGCGATTGCCGGCATCTTTGTCGATGACGAATCCAGCTATTTCGACGTGATTGCGAAGCTGCTGGCGACCTGCGAGGGCACGCTGATCCCGACCGAGAGCGGCACGGTCGGCATCGCGCGGCTCTACGATCCGGTCACGGACAGCCTCGCGCCGGCGTCGGTGACGACGTTCACGGAGCGCGATATCAGCCGCGACTCCGATTTTACGCTGCTGTCCTCCAAGGTTGGCGGCGTCGATGGCGCTCCTGCCTACATGGTGACCAGCTCCTATCTCACATCATGGGACCCGCTGAGTGAAAGCGAGATTGCAGGTGCCGCCAGCGCCTCGTTGCGGGGCAATCTGCTCAACGGCTTCCTGGCGCAGGACTCGGTCGACAACGCCATCCTGACCAAGCACCCCAATGCGCCACGCATCCGGTTCGATACCATCGTGCGCGGGGCGAGCGCCGGTGCCGCGCAGGCGCTGCGGCGGCTTTCCATGCTCAAGAAGCGCCGCGACTTCGTCTCGCTGCGCGTGCCGCGCACCCGCGCTGCCGGCTGTTTGCCGGGCCGGACCGCTACCATCGGGATTAATCGCTTTGGCTGGGCCAGCGCAAAGAAAATGCTGATCACGGGACGAACAGATCATTTCGCCTCGCTCAAAACGCAGGGACTGGCCGACATGGTGACGCTGGAAATGTGGGGCTGACATGCCGGACAATTTTCGCGCCGTCATCCTGCACAGCAATTCTGCCGAGGGGGCAACGCTCTCGGGCGGCTCCTATTCGGTATCGCTGCCGCGCGCCAACATGCAGGACCCCGATATCGGCGTGGTCGCGCAGACCAGCAACGATGCGCTCGCGTCCACACAGGTGATCTGGGATTTGGGGACTGTGCTGCGCAAGGGCGGCGTCACGCTCGGGCCGATCAACGTGACGCCGGGCTCGCTAGCGCGTCTGACGCTGGCGGATGACAGCGGGTTCACAACCATCAAATATCAAAGCGGCTGGGAGGCATTCCCCGGAACGCGCGTTGAGATGCTGTCTCTTCCTTGGGGCCATCCGAATTGGTGGAACGGGGTTCTGTCGGATTCGATCCTCCCCGAACTGCCGATGTACTACGTCAAGGTGTTAGACCTTGACGTCGAACTTCAGGGCCATCGCTACGGCAAGCTCGAATTTGACGACCAGAGCAACGAGCAGGGCTATCATCGCTACGGCTATCTCGGCGTGTGGGACGCGTTTCGCCCCTCGATCAATTACGACGAGGACAATTCGACCGGCATCGAGGAGCTGAAGGACACCAGCGAATCCCTCGGCGGCAAGCGCTCGCATTATGAGCGCGGGCTGCGCCGCACATGGCGCGGTGCCTTTAAGCATCTTTCGCAGCACGAGTTGTTCGGAGCCTACTTCAGAATGATGGTCAAGTCGCGCTCGACGCAGCCGATCTTCATGGTGCCGGACCCATCCGATACCGAGTTCCTGCAGCAGCGCGCGTTTCTGGCCACCTTCAAGCAGATCGCGCCGATCCAGCAACTATTGGTCGAACGCGGCTCCACGCAGATCGAAGCCGAGGAGGTTCTTTGATGCCATACGAGCTGAGCGAGGAGACCGTCGCAAGTCTTGCCTTTTTCGAGTCGCTGACCAACGAGGAGTGGATCGAGGACTACGGCTATCTCGACGCCGAGGAGGGCTTCATTGCGACGCTCGACAAGTTCGCGGGCGTGATCAACGAGGTTGGGGCCCAGGCCGAGGCGATCTCGGCCGGCACACGCTACAATCTGCACTTCTTCGCGACGGGCCGCCCGCAGCCGGCGGAGCTGTTGCTCCGGGTCGAGGTGACGGAGCCGATCGTTTTTGCGACCAACTTCGGCGAAAGCCGCGCAAGCGCTTCCGCGGCCGCGACGGCGTCAAGCGTGTTCTCGATCCAGAAGGACGCCGTGCAGGTCGGCACCATCACCTTCGGGATCGGGTCGGATAGCGGCACCATCGCCTCCGCTGGCGAGGTCACGATCGAGCCCGGAGATATCCTGACCATCGTCGCGCCCGACCCGCGCGACGCTACGCTGTCCGACGTCACCATCAACTTGGCCGGCACGCGCGAGCCGGACCTCGAATAGCGCGCTCATCCAACCTTGGAGAACTCACCCATGTCCATCGCCATCGGCGACCGCTTTGTCGTGTCCGAAAAGCTCGAGATCAAGAGCTCAAACGGCCGGCACATCTGCAACTATCTGCCGGACTTCGACTACGGCGTCACGCCGCGCAATCTCTCCATCGTGCAGGACCTGGTTGCGGCCGGCAAGGCCTCCATCGGCACCAAGGCTGCGCAGGCGCGCGAGACCGGCCCGACAGAAGTTGTGTCCGCGCCGGCGAAGTTGCGTGGCAGCGTGCGCGTCGGCAAGAAAAAGTAAGCGGCCCCTCTCTCCTGCATCCTGAACAGAAGGAACAACTGCAATGGCGATCACCCACTCCACCGCTGTCCGCAACTCGCTCGCCGGCGTGATCGGCACCGCCTGCGCTGCCGGATCGGCGGCGCAATCGAAGCTCAACATCCGCGATGCTTCGACGCTGATCGTGTCCTTCCAGTTGGGCAACACGCCGTTCGGCGCGGCATCGTCCGGCGTCATTACGGCGTCGGCGCCGCCGGTTGCGACCAACGCGGTCGCGGATGGATCGAGCGTCGACAACTTCCTGCTGCTCGACCGCGACGGCACCACGGTCCTGTCTGGCTCGGTCACCGCGACCGGCATGGGCGGCGATATCGAGGTCAGCAACATCAATATCGCGAACAACCAGGACTGCGAGTTGGAGTCGCTGACCTACGAGGCGGCCCCGTAAGGCCAGAGGTCAAACATGGCCGCGCTGCTCAAACTCTCCGGCGACGCCCAGGCCGGCAGCGACGTGCTGCTGGTGTCGGGCGACGCGCAATCGGGGACCGACGCCGAAAAGATCACGCGGCCGACGTTTAACGCCTCGCTGAACTCGGCGGCGGCGACTTTCGCGTCGGACGTGGCGGCGTGGGTGATGGCAAACGGCGCGTTGGCTTCGCAGGCCGCCGACATCTCGACGTCGATTGAGCTGTTCGACCCGGTGCGGACCTTCGTGGCGGGGTTGACTTCGCAGGCGGCGTCGATTGATGGCCCGATTGCCGCGCCGGTCGCCGCGCAGGCGGCGCTGGCCTCGCAGGCGGCGGTGATCAACGCCGACCTCAAGCCGATCATCATTGCCTCGGCCGACCTGGCCGCAGGCACGGCGCAGCTGGTCGGGGTGATCTCGGCAAAGGCCGTGGTCACGGCGGACATGGTCTCGCAGCCGGCGACGCTGAGCGGCGAGATCCTCGCCTTTGCGCAGTTCGTCGCCGATCTGGAATCCTCCGCTGCGACGACCGCGGCCCCGGTCACGGTCACGGTCACGGCGAACGGCGAACTGGTATCGTCGGCGGCCGCCATCAACGGCTACGCCCGGACCTCGGACGTCATCTATTTCAATGCGCCGCTGGCCTCGGCTGAGGCGACCGCGAGCGCCGCGGTCAACGCCATCATCGCGGCAACCGGCGCGCTGCAGTCGAGCCCGGCCGCGATTGAAAGCGTCGTCAGCGTCATCGTCACGGCGATCGGCGAGCTCGTATCGCAGAACGCCGACATCGATGCCGACCTGTCGGTCATCGCAAGCGCCGTGGCCGATCTGCAGTCCGATGCCGCCGGCGGCATCGAAGTCGACATCGTGTTCGGTCCGGTCAAGCGCCGGGTCCTGATCATCACGCTCTCCTGAGGATCAATCATGGCTGATAAAGAAGTCGCCGACCTCACGTCGGCCGGCACGCTCGACGGCACCGAATCGTTTCACCTGGTCAAGGGCGGCAATTCGCGCAAGTCGCTGGTCAGCGCGGTGCTGACCTACATCCAGGGCGCCATCTTCGGCACGTTCGGCTTGGCCTTTGCCGGCAACGAGGACGCAGCGGCAGCGCGCGCCGACCTCGGCCTTGAGGACACTTCCACAGACAACACGGTGGTGCGCTTCGACGGCACTGCCGGGCAGACGCAGAGCAGCGGCGTCGTGGTAGATGACTCGAACAATGTCTCCGGCGTTGGCACGCTCTCGATGGGCGATGCGCTTACCATCTCAGAGCACGCCACGGCCCCGTCCACGCCAGCGAGCGGAAAGGCTGTGATCTACGCCAACACGGATGGCTTCCCTTTTTCCAAGAACGATAGCGGCGCGGCATACGCGCTCGCCAACGAGCGGACGCCGGTTGATCTTTCCGATGGCGCGACCCCTGCACTAGACGCCTCGCTTGGCAATGTGTTTCGCCTCAGCGCCGCTGGCGATCGCACCATAGCCGTTCCATCCAATCCGAAAGCCGGACAGAAGATCATCATTCGCCATCTCGCCTCCGGCGGCGCGCGGACGCTAGCGCTCAACACCGGCACAGGAGGTTTCCGCTACGGGACCGACGTGACGGGCCTCACGCAAACAGTCTCAGGAAAGGTCGATTACATCGGATGCGTCTACGATGCGACGGACGACAAATGGGATGTCGTCGCGTATTCGAAGGGGTACTGAGATGAGGCTTGATCGATCGATCCCGCCCGATGCGAGCGACGCGATCCTGAGCAGCCGGATTCTGCACAAAAGCAAAGCGCTTTGGACGCCTGCATCTCCCTACATTCGCGGCCCGCGCGGCTTGCTCGTAGCTGGTCACAAGCAAAACATCATCAACGCTGGTGGCGGCCGGGTCAATTTCCGTATCCGCGCCATGCTGCCGTCGGGTCTTGCTGTCGCCCGACACTTCGTCGACGACCCGGAAGATGCCGAGGAAATTTGGTGTCGTATCACCGGGCGAACGCCAAGGATGCCAGATCTACCGTTTCCGAGTTGGCTGCCGGACCCGCGCGAGATCGATGGACTGATCTACGATTTTTCCACCACGACGGTGCGAACAACAACAGGTGACGCTACTCTTACGTCGCCGGCTGACTGGAATAACACCAATAACGAGGTGCATGTAGTCGGCGGTGGCGGCGGCGGTGGTGCAGCGCGTGGTTCAACAGTCGCGTCTGGTTGCGGCGGCGGCGGTGGCGGCTACGGCGGTATTACAAATTTTTCTTTTGCTACACCCGGCACAACAACTGTCGCTGTTTCAGTCGGAACGGGTGGAGCTGCAGTAATCGATAGTTCAGCCGGGTCTGGCAATGCAGGGGCAGGTTCATACTGGGACGGTGCAAATCTTTCTGGCGCGACCGTCGGCGCAAACCCAGGCTCTGGAGGGCAGGCAGGTGTCACTGCTGTAACGCGTACTGGCGGTGCTGGCGGACTAACGACCGGCGTGAACGGCACAACGAAACGGGCGGGCGGGACTGGCGGCAATCGAACTGGAACGGTTAACAACGTCGCCGTCGCGACTGGCGGCGGTGGAGCTGGATCGCCAACTGCCGCTGGCAGCAACGGGACGAGTTCGAACAGCGCAGGCAGCGCGGCGTACACGGCTGGAGGCAGCTCGAACGGCGGCGGCTCCGGGTCGAGCGGCAATGTGGCGGGGTCGAGCGATGGCAACGCGGGGACCCAGCTGGACGGATCAACAACAGGCACGGGAGGCGGCTCGGGTGGTGGCGGGTCTGCGACAGTAAACGGTACCGGAGGCGCATACGGTGGCGGTGGTGGCGGTGGAGCTCGCGTTACCGGGAGCGGCAACACCGCCAGTGGAGCCGGCCACCAAGGTGTATTGGTTTACATCTACACGCCGAGCATTGCGAACCGGATGTTTTCTGTATTCTAAAAAGAGACAAACCATGGCAGATCAGTTCTCGGCAACCATGACGCCGCTGCATCGGGTGTTCACTCGCGAATTTGAGTTTCACGATACATCGACTATCACGGTCGAGGGCGTGTGCGGGAAATTCGAGCGCACCGGACGTCCTACCGAGCATTACGGCTTGGTTGATGTGATCATCTCAACCGGCGTTACAATCAGGTTCAGAATTTCGCCCGAAGTCGCGCTCGATCTGAGCGACAGTCTCGCCGCGGCGGTTCAAGCGGTAGCTGCCCCGAAGGGCCAGACCGTTTAACCCCGCCGTGTCACTCTTCCTGTTCGCACTCTGCGGCCTCGCGCTACTTGCCTACGGCATCGGCACGACGCTGCTGCTGGTGCGCTGGCTTTTCCCCTAACGATTTGGAGTATCGCCATGGATCTCCGCGACGTGCAGTCGCGGCTCAAAGCCGCACAACTCTATGACGGCGACGTGGATGGCTTGCTCGGCGGCCTGACCAAGGCGGCCGTCAAGGCCTTCCTGCTGCAGCAGGCGGTGCCGGGCATCGACAACTGGCCGCCGCAGCGGCGCGTCAACGCGGCCATGCAGCTGATCTGCCGCATCGACGGCATCGAGGTTGGCGCCATCGACGGCCTGATCGGCACGCAGAGCAAGCATGCGCTCGCGATCTGGGACGCGCGCAAGGCCAACGGCGGCAAGCCGGCCCCTGCGGTCGAGGCCTGGCGCGACGATGCCGCAGCGCCGCAGGCGGTGCCGTCGCGGCCGCTGCCGGAGATCACCTCGAGCAAGGTGTCGGCACCCGCGACAAAGCCCGTATGGCCGCGGCAGAACGCCATGGATGCGTTCTACGGCCCGAAGGGCACCGGGCAGACCACCCTGATCCTGCCGTACCGGATGCGGCTCGCATGGGACCTCGACAGCCCGGTGACGAAGTTCACCTGCCATTCCAGGGTGAAGGAAAGCCTGCAGCGCATCTTCGTGCGCACGTTCGACCACTACGGTTTCGACGAGATCAGGCGACTGCGGCTGGATCTGTTCGGCGGCTGTCTCAACGTCCGCAAGATGCGGGGCGGCTCGGCGTGGTCGATTCACTCGTGGGGCTGCGCGGTCGACATCGACCCCGACCACAATCCGCTGAAGGCGCACCGCGCACAGGCCACGCTGGACAATCCGGAATATGACCCGTTCTGGCGCTTTGTCTACGACGAGGGCGCCATTGGGCTCGGCCGCGAGCGCGACTACGACTGGATGCACTTTCAGTTCGCGCGGCTGTGATGGACGAAGACACGCCTGACGCTCGCTACCTCGCCAGACGGCGTCGCGAGGCATGGCTGGTGCCGCTCGCGACCTTTCTGATCCTGACTGCCGCCATCACCGGCATCGCCCTGTGGCTGGTCGGCGGCGACAGCCGCTGGCTGCTGCTCTGCGCCGGCGTCCTGCTTTTCCCACGTCAGTAAAAACCGCCGCGCGACGGCATCGCGCTTTTCGAACAATAAATCGGAGATGACCCATGTTTCTCGCGCTGCGCATCTGCGGCGGGACGCTCGCAGTCCTGCTCGTTCTCAACTCGTTTGCCCTGGCCGCCTCCATCGAGATCGGGCAGGCGCTCACGGGCGGCCTGCAGGACATCATCAACGCCGTGGTGACGGCGGCGATCGCCGCGCTGGTCGGCTGGGTCGCTATCGTGGTGAAGAACAAGTTCGGCATCGACATCGAGGCGCAGCACCGGCAGGCGTTGACCGCGTTTCTGCAGCGGCAGGCCTCCGGCCTCGTCGCCATGGGCGCGGTGCGGTTGAACGGCGTCAAGGTCGAGGTGCAGAACGAAGCGGTCGCCGCGGCCGCGAACACGGCGCTCAAGGCGATCCCGGACGCGCTGAAGTTTTTCGGTCTCACGCCGGAGAAGCTGCAGGGCATGATCATCGACCTGCTGCCGAAGGAGCCGGCCGTGGCGCAGGCGGCAGCTGTCGCGCTCGACGTCGCCAACCCCGCAACGCCCATCAAGACCTGACATGGGCGCGGCCATCCTGGCGTGGATCGCCAAGGAGGGCGTCGGGCTGCTGCTCGGCGCCTTCGCCAAAATGCTGCTGGACGGCTGGAACGAGTACCGGGCGGACCAGGCCTTCAAGCAGGCCGGTGCGGCGGAGGTCGCCGCCAAGACCAACGCGGAAACCGTGGAGATTCAGGATGCGGTGGAAAGCATTCCTCGCCCTACCGATGCTGCTGTTGCTGACAGCTTGCGATCCGGGCGGTTCTGACGTCGTCGTCAAGTTCGTTTGCCTGCGGGTCAACGAATACGACCGCGCGACGCAGGACAAGGCGCTGGCCGAGTTCAACGCGCTGCCGCAGGGTTCGGCCCTGCGTCAGTTCATCGGCGACTACAAGCGCCTGCGCGACCAGGTGCGGACGTGCCGTGAAAGAAGTGCGGCTGCAAAATGAGGCGGGCCGCGCGGCCGGTGGAACGTCCGCGCGACCCTGACCGCGATGAAGTCTGAGTATCTTCACCACGGCTGGGAATGATCCTAGCGAACGGCGGTAGCTGGGAGGTTAATGTGAGCGATCCTGACACACATGCAGCCCTGCGCGACATGGCGCGCTCAATCGGCGGGTTGGAATCGACCGTCAAGACCCTGGTCGAGACCTGGCGCAATCAAGAGCAAGCCGCATCAAGCGGACGGCGCGTGCTGCACGAAAAGTTCGATCAGCTGCAGAGCGAAGTCCACAGGTTCAGTTCACTGCTTGCTGATGCGGTAAGCGATATTGCCGTGATGAAGCCGACCGTCGAGGCCGTGGAGCAAGCCAAGCAGCGCGCCATCGGGGCCGGCATGTTGGGCAAGGCGCTTTGGGCCATCGGCGGCGCGATGGTTGCCGGCGGACTCTGGCTCCTCTCGCACATCAAGTAGAACTAGCTCCTCCACAACGAAAGCATCACCATTGAAAATCCGTACCGTCGTTTTGGCGGTGGCGGCGCTTGTCGCGCTGTCATCGCCCGTTGAGGCTCGTGCCGAGATATTGCCCCATCCCGCCGGCTGTCCGTCCCGCGCGTTCTGCGGCTGCGGGGCGGCGGTTCGCGTGTTCGGCTCGCCGATCCGCTCGCTGTGGCTCGCAACCAACTGGCTGCGATTTCCGCGTTCGGCGCCGGCGCCGGGCATGGTGGCGGTTCGGCGCGGGCATGTCTTCGTGCTGGAGCACCACGTCGGCGGCAGCACCTGGCAGGTCTATGACGCCAACAGCGGCGGGCGGAAGACAAGGCGGCACGCGAGATCGATCTCCGGTTATGTGATCGTCAATCCGCACGGCGGCGCGGCGTGACGACATGGTGGATAGCTCCTTTCTTTGCGGGCGCAACGCTCGCCATGTTCGCGCTCGCGTGGACAATTGGCCCCTTCTGAAGGTGGTGGTGCTCGGCGTCCTGTTCGGGCTCCTTGCCGGCCTGATGATCGGGCAGGCCAGCGCCGCCGAGACCTGCATCGCCAGCCAGTACGGCATCGGCGACGGCTACCATGGCGGCAAGGTCGCCTGCCGCGGCCTCGGGCCGTTCAACACGCACGCGACGTCACCATACACCGTGGCTCACAAGACGCGCCCCTGCGGCTCCTCTGTGCGAATAACCAACCTTTCAAACGGCAAGAGCATCACGGCGATTGTGACCGACCGTGGCCCGTACATCAAAGGCCGCTGCGTTGATCTCGGCCGCGCCGGCGCCAATGCGATCGGCATGGGCGGGCTGGCAAG